ATGCAGACTGGAACTGATACAGATGTGAACTTGCGGAGTCTGATTACTCCCTATGAGAAGCCTGAGACAAATCCTCGTGCCATCGATGCTAAAATTACTGGGAGAAATTACAGCCCGAGGTACGCAAAAAAGATTGCTCGGGAGGCAACCTCCCTGATTGAGGTATTGGAAGAGATTTCTGGGATTCTGGATCGTCCAGCCTTCCAATTATCCAGGAGAAACATCAAAGACATAGCGCCTGTAGTAGTGGATAAGTATGGAAAAACAACGAAAGCAAAATCTGTTTATAAATTATTGAAGCTGATCCTGTCTCAAGCAGCCGATGACGGAATAATTCATACGAGCCCTGCCATGGGGCTTCCCGATATTCGCATTGAGCATAAGAGAACCATATTCGCCTTTCCTCCTGAAGATATCTCTCTTGTCATAAATTCACGACACGTGTTCCCGAGTGAGTATGCCAGGGATATATTCATTGTGCTTGCTTCTACAGGCCTGCGTAGATCTGAGCTGCTCGCATTGAACAAAGAACAGGTGAAAGATCATGCCCTCGTTGTTGACAGGGCTTTCAAGGATGACAGCTGTAAAATCATCGGATTACCCAAATGGGACAAGACGCGTGCTCTGGCTTTACCAAAAATCACGGAAGATGCCTTGGATCGGATCTTTGCAGTTGATGAGAATATCACAATCGGTCCCAGGAAACTCATGCAATGGATCCGGGCAATAGGCGTTCACGGGTCCTTGATCGACGGTATTAAAATGCCGGATGCCTGGCAGAAGATAACCCCGCACATGCTGAGACATAGCCTGAATACAATGCTTCGGATTGCGGGCTTACCAGATGTCCTCGTTGCTGAATACATGTCCTGGGAGCATCAGGTAAACGCCGTGCAGCAGGGCTACACCCATATATACTCAACAAATCTTCGGCCTGTAGCAAAAAAGATTGATGAGTTACTAATGGATTGCGTGACGAATTCTCATACTGGCTCAGCATAAAAGTATTGATAGAAAATAGTGGGAGTATTGTGTATTGGTTATTTTAATAGTCACTTATCATAAATTTCAACATATCCAGTGAATGAAGTTTAGTGTTCTTGTTACCCAAGCTCTTTCGCAGCTCTAATATGAGATTACCCCACAACTCTAGATACTTCTTGGGGTCAGCTTTCGTGTCATCCTGCTGATTTGCCTGTTTCAATACTCGATTATTTGCCTCTATTGCTTCATCAGAAGCAAACAAATTAAAACTGAATGCAACTTCTTTATACTCAACTGATTTAACCTTTTTTATACACTTGTCTATATTTGCACGATCCTTAGGGTTGCTTAGCAACATGATATAGGGTCTCAAGAGCTCTAGATATACTTTCCTTCGGTCTTCACGTAGTCTTTCTTCTACGGCTCTTAATTCTTCAACCTGTGATTTAATCATCCATGTGATTATACCGCCAATTCCCATAAAAGCTGTGGGAATAATGTATTGTAAGTAATCTGTCATAGGGACGCCTCTTTAAATAATCTTCTTTAAGGTTTCAATATAAAGAGAATAGAAACTAATTTCTGGTCATATCAAGAAAGCTCATTCTTGATTAGAGATAATTACGAATTGAATTGAGAATTTCCTCCCGGTATTGATACAATTGGCTTACTTTCTCAATCTCGATTTTTGTGCCATTTTTTTCATCAAAGACACTAAATGCCAGTTTGCTTTTTCCAAAAAACAACCTGGCAATTGGTTGCCTGTTATTGTCATCGAAAAGTATCGCACAATAGCTTTTGGCATCACGCATGTAGACCCTCTCAGCATCAATAATCTCCGCTGCAATAGCTTGAATTATTCTGTAAGCTTGTAACTCCTCTGCAGTAGTTTCAATATCACTTTTTTCCTCAGTTGGATCATCATCAGATGAGTTTTCATTTTCCACTTCCGCTTTGTTACTGGCTAAAGCAGTTTGCAGCCTCAGGTCAACTTTTTCCATAATGAATTCATATAGGGCTTTTTTTGTTTGGTCACGAAATCTGTCCATAACACTTTGTGTTAATCTTCCCTCATAAATATTTTTAGCGAAAATACGGATTAATTCATCGGGTGGATTATCAAATATTTTCGCCAGTTCATTTTTTATAGCTCGACTGGCTTTAAGATTACTTGCTGCCCCAATGATGGTTTCGAGGTCGAATGCTGATTTTGAGAATTTTTTTAATTCTTCGATTGCTTTACTTTTTTTACTATTTGAGTTCTCTAATAGGTTAAAAGTAAAAAAAGGAACTTCATCCATGACATTATCTTTTTTTAAATCGCTGTAGAAATAATACAAAATACCATCAGTTAAAATTCCAAAACGCGCCTCGTGGATACTATTGAAGTATCTATATAATTGAGAAGCATATTTTAGCTCTAATGGTGCCCCGATCGGCTTGCATTCCATTAAAATGATTATTTCATCATTCTTTCTAATTGCATAATCAACTTTTTCACCCTTCTTGCCAGGAGTATCAGCAATATATTCTGGAATAACTTCGGAAGGATTAAAAACATCGTACCCTAATGCCTGGATGAGTGGCATCACACAGGCAGTTTTTGTCGCCTCTTCCGTATTGATTGTATCTTTCAAGCGGTTTACTCTCAGTGAAAGCTCTTCAATCTTGTCTTTGAAATCCATTGCGTACTCCTTTAACTAGATATTTACGAGTGAATAATATGATTATACCACATGATTATTTACAGTGCTGAATATTTATTTACCCAGTATAGATAAGACAATATCTAGTTTGATTTAGTAAATACTTACAGTTAGAAAATCATTACTTTGGATAGGTTGTAGTGATTGATTTCACCATCTAGCATTAATTCGGGAGGAATAATGTTGGTAGACGATATGAACAAAGAAATTCGAAAACTACAGGCTCTTTCGATTCTGCTTGAGTCAGCAGATATGTTGCCTGAAGGAGTAACAGAGATTATGGATGATATAGTACTGAGGCTCAATAATATTTCCAACCAGATTGGCAGCAATGAGAATTTGAATTGATTGCTTAACAGCTGCTAACCGATATCATTGACTAATAAAGCTTGGGAGCTTACACTGAAATGGATATTATAAAGGTATGGTATAACACATTGAAACGTATATTTATCATTGGGTTGTTTGCTTTTTTCGTAAGCGGTTGTTTTATGTCTCCTAGTTATTTAACTAGGAACTATTCCTCAGTCACTTTTGAAAGTTCAACAGAGCTAGATGAGGGGGGACTACCTAATTTAGGCCTCACAGAGAATGGAACGGCTTTAGATTTATCTGGAGTCGGGCAATCTATGGTTGTTTATGGTAAAGAGCTTTCTGGATGGGCAACAACTGATGATGCCTCTAGCATTGTAAGCGAAATTGTTATTAACAGTGATATAACGCTGTATGCAATATGGGAAGATAAGACTTCCTACGAAGTGGGAGATAGAGGGCCAACTGGTGGTTGGATTTTTAAAGTTGATACTAGTACCTATTTTGAGACAGCAAAGACTGATATTGTTGAGAAGTCTTGGACTTATCTGAATGACAACTATTCTTCTGGAGAATACAGTATCCCAACAAAGGAATTACTGAAAGAAATGTACAACGAGCTTTATTTGGCCAATCTTGGAAATTTCAAATCAAGCATATATTGGACAAATGAAGATAATGGAGCTGATTTGGGTGCTATAGTAGATTTCCAAAATGGTTATGTAAAACCTTTCTATAAAGAAAACGAGTGTTCTGCCAGATCCTACAGGACCTTTTCATTATAGCTAGAAGACAAGCCGCCCCACCAGCATCAAAGATGCAAGGACCCCGACAGTGACCCAAAGCCCCTGGTTAGCGGATTTTAATCTGTTCAAGTTCTTCTCGGTGCTTTTCAAGGATTGATCCAATTCCGTCAACTGAGAATCGTAGTTCGTCAACCGTTTTTCGGCCGCTGTCAATCTCTGTTCTTGCGAGGTCAAGAGACTTTCTCGCTGTTGCGAGTTCCGCTTCAATTCGCTCAAGTCGGTCTCGATCTCGTTGATTGATCTGTCTAAGAGTCCTGTTGTCTCGCTTAATCTGTGAAAGCTGCTGCTCAAGCTGCTGAGCTTCTGATCGTAACTGTGAAACTCTGTCTTGAGAAGTTCGTAGAGATTCTCCGGTTCTTCTGCGCCCAATGAGGAGACCACCAACAAAAGCAAGAGCACCAGCAACAAGCTGCCAATATTTTCCAAACCACGTTTTAATCTTTGCCCACACATTTCTACCCCTGTTTCCTATTGATAAATTCAAATACTGATATTCCGAGTAACCCACCACCGACAAACATCATGGTGTTAAAGGCTCTTGTAGCAGTTCCGGGGTCAACTGGCTGAGCGAAGATTGAAAAGATCCCAAGGAAACTATGACAGAGTAGGCCAGTGAGCAGGACGATTGCACCGAATACCCGTTTACTTGAAAAATTCCCATCACGATCCTGCAAAAACTTGTATTCCATCTTTATCCCCCTATGATCTGTACTATTCTCTGAACAATGAGCGTAACCGCTGAGACCCCGCCGATCCCTGCAAGAGAAACCTGGAAAATCTTAACCTTCCAATCTCGTTTCCGTTCATGATTTTCTTGTATTCTCTCGCTATGCTTTACTACCGGGCATGTAGCTTCCCGATTCAATTTGAAGTCCTGGAATTCAGACCGGAAGGCTTTGAGCTCTTTGGTGTTGTCTTTCACAGCCCGGGCAAACCCGTTGCCCACGATCATCTGATCAAGCCGATCTACCTGTTTGGCCATTTTATTGATTACAGGCTCAATCTCATCAAGTCGGTGCTGGTTGCTCTTCACGTTCTCATACATAGCTTGGGTTACCTGCTTGAAATTCATATCATCGATGACAATATCCATATACCTTATTCTCCTTCAACCGGCCATGGGTATTCAGTTTGTATTGCTTCACGCTCTGAAATAATCAGCGGGATAAGAGCTTCTGCCTCAGCTTTTTCCCCGGTTAGAATTTTTACTTGATATTCATTTGTAAGAGGATCAACTCTCTGTTTATAGGCTTCTCTGCGCTGCATATCAACCAGCGCTACTTTTTCCTCATAGGTCAATGGGGGCTTCTCTGGCCGTACGGTATAAGAGTCTTCAGGAGGGGCAACTCCAAGTTCAGTTATCGTTGTGCCGTTATCATCCCACGAGTTGTAGTAGGTAAGTCCTCGATAATCAGGAACGATTTCCCATAATGAGCCATTGAATACTGAACACTCGTGTTTGCCTGTTTCTGGTGGGGGCTTCTGTGTTGCGTAGGCAGGGATGAGGTAGACTTCTTCCTCTCTTGGTGATCGTCTTGCTTCACTTTTTCCAATATATTCACCAGTTTTTGGATGATAGTTGAAAATTGTCATTCTTACCCCCTAATACTTAATGCAATACATAAGTGCTCTGTTTCTGGGTCTGGTTTCACTACCCGCTCTTGCGTTACGGGAAGAATCAAAATAATAATTAACGCTGTTATAATAACTACGAGAGCCTCTATCTAAAACATTCTGATAATCATAGGTTGTATAAAAAGGTCCTGTAGGGCTACCATTCGAATATCCATAAGCCATAAATCCGCCTGTTATCTTTTGCATCTGGTCAAGCTGACTGCTCCCAAAGGAGCGACTAGAATCAACTCCACGGTTATGATCCCAACCTCTAATAAATTCACCTCTGAGATCTGGGATGTTGAACGTTGTACTACCATTTCCTGAACCGAATGTTGTCCCTATCGCACTAAAAAGTTCCGAGTAAGCAGACCGTGAAACAGCTGCTCCATTGCACTCCAACCAACCATCTGGAGGTACTGACGTTGCAAAAGCTCCAACCAGCCCGACAAGTCCTCGCACAAAGATATTTCTAAAATAATTCTCCACCGAACCAATATCATAGGTTGAGCTTTGCCCAGACCAAGGCAAAATGTTCTTCACTCTGACACCAGGAACACTCGGATCAATAATGATTGTTTGGGTTATGCTCAGATGTGTATATATCCCTGTATTTGTTCCATCTACGAAGCTATCAATTATCAATGACCCTTTGTTTGTATTAAACAGTATGCGGTTTGAGCTCCTGTTTATTTGATAGACGGTATAAAGAGTGCCATTCACATTTATCTGACCAGAAGAACAGTTAACAGTTGTTGCTAATGGTATATTGCTGAAGAGATTAAAGAAGACAGAACTAGAAATCTTTGACAAGATATCACTCGGAGTAAATGCATAACCGGGATAATCATAAACAAGACTTACCTGCGTATGGAATTGGCCTTCATCATAATGGTATGCTTCAGCATTTTCATGTGGATAAGTTGTCACTGTGTTAGCAGAATAATCAACACAAACAACTCCATTATACGAATCAGCGGTATGTATGCTAAGCCCATCTATAAATACATGTTCAGTAAAAAATAATCGTACATTAGAAATACCCAAACCAATATAGGCACAATCTGGGTGCAACGTCCAACTAAAAGAATGATTTGTAAAATCTCCAGTTAGCGTCACATCAGGTTGAATCTGTGTGCCATCAGCACGATGTTGGTTGACATGAACAGCGAGTTTATCATGTGTAGTATATCCATTTATATTTACAATAATTTTTGTGCCAAAGACTTGACCATAAACATTGGCATGCCAAGGCAGGGTCCCTCCAGAAAGAGGCCCAATATCTTGATCATAATACACACCATATGGTCTTGTTATACAAATTCTTTGGTTATAGGCAAGAAGTATTTTATCATAGTAATTACCTTTGAAATATCCTTCCATCCCATTATATTGATTTAGCTTAGCATCATATAAATTGTCCAGGAAATCACCGTACTTCCATATATTGAGACTTGAACTATTGGCAGTTGAGATTGTAATCGGATTACTTTGTTCATCGAGGGTTTTAAATCCACTAGACTCAAATGAGCCAACAATCGCTGAATTGTATGCAAGTAAATCTACAACTTTAATAACTCCCCGTGCTCCATCAAGCAAGAAACCAATATCAGGTATATCATCAGTTTCTTCATAGTTTGCACTTCTGATGGTGTTTCCGATAATGAGATCATTAAAAAGTCCCAATTGAGCTATGACAACAGCTGCATACGTGTATTTGTTCGTTGCTTTTGCTATTTCAAGTGCATCTTTTTGTGCTGCAGCAAACTGATCTGATTCTCTGGTCTCATTCCATAAGTAATCACCTGTAGATGAATCATTACCAATGTATCTATAAAGACGCCCATAGATAAATTCATTAATTTCGGCTTGTGGAGGATTAATACCTTGGTCTCCAGGATCACTATTAGGACCATCGTATTCACCTATGTATAAAAAGTAATCTCCAACATACAGCGGTCCTATATCAGTCGCAATAGGAGAGGTTTCGTGGTTTCCAAGGTATATTGGATATGGTTCACCATCTTTAACCTTTGATATTGATATTGAAGTGCTGTAAATTGTGCCACCATAACTTGCTTGGACAGTGATATGTGCGGTGGATCCTGTAAGGGAATATGAGTCGAGAAGTTTCTTTGTTGGATCAATATCACCGGATTCATTTAGCTCAACATCTAATAATGTACCATCAGAGATTGACCATGAAACTTGATCATAAGGGATGCTAAAGGCTTGAAGTATAACCTCAACACTACCTTTAGTGATAACCCCTCTGCTGGTCATGGTAATAACTTGGGTTTCTGCCTCCAACGTTAGGCCTCGGGAGTCTGTTCCCTCCATTTTTACCGGCTTCTGCCAAGTCCATGATATTGCAGTTCCTTCTTTTCGTGCAGTACATGACCATAGGGGATCAATTGAACTAGGTACACTATTTATATCTGCATACCAACCAGAAGGAATACCAGAACTCGGGGGCGGGGTAGACGGTTGCTGTGCAGCACGGGTGAAGATGATCTCAACAGACTGTCCGTCGCTTCCGTCTTGTCCAGGATCTCCCTGAGGACCAGTGGGACCCTGCTCACCATCGTTCACGTTGAATATTGTTATCTGATTTCGGGTGATGATACTCATAAGTTCCTTAACTCACGCTGCAGGTTATTGTTGATTTCACATCCACATCTGAGGTTCCAATTGATATGGTCTTTCCAGTCTTTGAAGAGGACGCATCAGCAAAGTTTCTTGCTGTCCCGTTCTTATCTGTGATCGTCCAGGTATAGGTGTATCCTGATCCGGCAGCATCGATCTCCTCTCCGTTCCTGTAGAGCCTGGCTGTCAGGTCAGTAGTCCCAACCCCGTTCTTGAACACAGTCCCGGCGGTGGACTCTATGACCACCTGGATGGGATCTGTCATATCAGTGAAGGCAATCACGTCATAGAACGAATCACCGTTCGTGGGAGAAGCAGCATCGGTGTCTGTGATCTTCACCTTAAACTGCTGCAATCCTGCTACCATCGATGGGGTGACCGTCAATGAACTGCTTGTCTCTCCAGTCATGAGATCCCAGTCAGCACCAGCTCCCTCATCTGCATTGCCCGGGGCATACTTGAACCACTGATGTGAGAGGAGTGTGGTATCCAGTGTTGCTCCCCGGTACAGTTCAGCCTTGGCTGTGAGGGAATTGGGTTCAGAATTCTTGAACACATTCCCGTTTGGTGCGTGAACTGCGGCCACAGCAATATTGTTTCCGTCAATGACCTTGGACAGGTTGATGCTCATCTTGTAGGTGAGGTCCAGCCCTGTGGCATTGTCGTGGAAGATAATCGTACAGAGGTACTCGATAGCTGAAAGATTCCCAGTGAGTTTGTTCGCACTGACGGTGAGAATATGATTCTTAGCCCCTGATACCGCTTCCCCAGTGGTCAGGGCTGCAAAGGAACTCTGATCTGATGGTTTGCGCTGCCAGGTCACCGAAAGGACTGCAGAGTCGGTGATCTTATCAGTCCCGCTTCCCAGGATGAACAAGCTTGGCGTGAGTACCAGGGAGGTCGCTCCCCAGTCAGGGGTGAAAGTCCCGGAATCTGCAGAGTATCTCTGCGTCTTCGGTAGGTTCGATGTGATAAACCCGGTAAGGGTCAAAGCATCGTTATAATCCATGATCGTTATCTGTCCAACTGATACTGCCATTGTTCTTTTCTCCTTTTATATGAGCTCACAAAAGAATGTGGCTCTCTTCTCTACGTCCTCATCTGTTATCTGGATACTCTTACCTCCGGTCGAGTAGTGGGCTGAGTTCCACACATCATCTGCAGCACTGTCATCTGATTTTCTGGTCCACCGAAAGCGGGATGCATCATATTGGTCGGTGATCTCCTCACCTGCCTGGTAGACACGTGCCTCCAGGATCGTATCCGTAAGCTCTGGACGAAAAATATTCCCATTGGTCGAGACCACAACGAGGGTGATTGCATCCTCTCCATCTTCCCCGGCCAGGCCTCTTCGGCCTGAGGTAAGGGGTGTTCTATCCTGGACAATTACCGGGGTTCCTCCCCCGGGGGACCATGCCTCAGTCTCCTCAACAATGAGGGTGGTATACATAGAGACAAGGTTTTTCCCTTTTGGTTTGTGCTCATATGAAATGATTTTTCCTGTGACCGTTATTCCTCCAGGAAGCCTGACTTCAACCGGTGCACCCCGCTGCAGCCAAGGCAGCCAGTTCGTAGAAAATCCCAATCTTCTATACCTGGATTTTCCCGATTCAACTTTAAGCTGCAGATTCAGGTTTGCCTGTGTTGGGTCTGCGTACCATTTTGATGAGTAGTCCTGCTCCACATAATCAACAGGATCAGTGATCTGTGGATCGATATATTCAACCGTATTCTCTGAGAGCTGCCGGAACGGGATCCCACGAACCTTAAAGACCTTGATGGTGCAGGTAGTGCCACCGGTATTGTGAAGGATGATCTCAGAGCTGTCAGGATTCTTGGTAGTTGATTCCGGGGAGCTCCCTGCTATCCCATTGAATGATAAAAGCTCAAGCTGTCCTCCTGAATACTGTATGTCCTCGGTACCGAGAACTCCTATTGTCGGAGTTTGGATATCCTTGGCGAAAGGAAACTGCTCTCCTGTATCAGGATCCTTATACTTGAGCTGCGCCTTATCGCTTGGGTTTGGTCCCGGCCAATATGCTCCAGGAGGAATTTCAATTGAGCACTGCTTGATCTGGTCATTGTAGTTTTCCGTGTTCTCATAAATAACACGTTCATTAAGCTGTTGATAATCAGCAAAGGTAGCCTTTGCTTTGTTGCAGCGGACCGGTGTGTATCCTTGCTCTACCTTGCCCCTGATCCAGGAACCGTTTGCCGGAGGAGGGGAGTTCGGGTCTCCTGAAAACACCCACTCTGGAGTCGGGTAAGTCCAGTTGTTTTCAAGTGGACTTTTAAAGCGAAGACTACCACCAGCTGAAAAATACATATCAGCATGATAGGCTTTGGATAGATCCTGCAGCTCCTCCCATACCGATCGGTCCCCGATGGATACAACCTCTTTGGTGTAATCCAATAGACCTGTATCAACCTCAAGGGGGACTCCCAGCGTGTTAGCAAGGTAATGGAGGATAGAGGATCCTGGAGTTGCCGGATCACATATGGTGAAGCCGGTGAGTAGTGCCTTCGGTGGCTTTCGTTTGGTACCCTTTCGCCGGGTGGGATCAACGAACTCCAGGGTAACGTGATCGTCTGTCACATACCCGATACTCCGCTTTATCCCCTCATCGGATACAAAACCAGTGAAAATCGTAGCCCATGTTGTCAAATCATGGCTGATCTCTACGGTTGCCGCTTCGTTTGCAAAGGTACCAACTTCAAGATTGAAGGTGTTCTTTATTGAAAAACTCCATTTCTGGAATTCTGCCGATGCACTGCATACTCCAACGCGAGGGAAGAGTACCGAATGTTCGGCGATAACAACTTTCATGAACTTTGATTCTGAGGCTGAGTTAAACTGTTCGATCATCTGAGTCGGGACATCAACAAGATACATGAACATTATGCCTCCACAATCCGAACTTGTCCCCCTGAGCCGACATAAGCCTCAAGAGCCCTGGACAGAAACTCGCCAAGCTGTTCCATGCCGCCTTCGCCAATGACTGGGCCGTTGTAGTACTGGTATATGTTGATATTCATCTGCTGCACGGATGTATTACTTCCGGTGTTACTGCCTGAGTATGAGGATCCAGAGGATTCTCCGGCACTCATGAGATCTCCATAACTAATGGTAGATAGGGAGCCTTGATTCTCGTCACGAAGGCTGAGACTACGGATGTTCACACCAGGGATCCTGTTTATCAACCAGATGATCCCATTCACAATTGAGATCAAGGTGTTCGCTACTCCGTTAAAGGCTCTGACAAAGTAATTTGCCACAGGTACGATTGCTTTGTTATAGAACCAGACAAACCCTTGAGCAAGTTTCTCAACGATCTTTCCAAGTCCTTCAAAAACTGGCAGCAGGATCTTTCCAACTGTCTGACCGATGATTCTAAACATTCCAATCACAGGTTGAAGTATTGAATCAATTGCTGGTCTAAGTACATCCATAACTCCTTCAATAATAGTCTTCAGAGGATCCATGACGGTTTGTAACGAGGAGAAGGATCCTATTGCATCCGTGAGACTCTTAACAAAAGAAGCAATGCCGGAGAACGCACTGGAGAGAAATCCCGTACTGGAAGGATCTTCACTACCTTCAGAACCACTGGGTTCATCTCCACCCATGATCCGTTTCACTTCAGCCTCGACATCGATGCTGTTATCAGATCTAAGCTTCTCCATGAGGTTATGCCAGGCAGCAGTGACACGGGCAATGTAAGATTCATCTTCAACTCCCGCCGTAAGACCTTCCAGGAGCATATTCCCGATATACTCAGTCTCATCAGACTTTGAGTGAACACCCAGAACGTCTTTGGTTGCTTCAAGGACATCATAACCAAGCTGCATGCCTACAGCAGAACCATCTTTGATCCCTGATTGCAGTCCTGCTAACAGATCGAGACCGATTCGTTCGAAGACCCTTGATGGAGAGTGAGTCTCAAACCCGTCCCGTGTTCCTTCTTCTCCTTCCTCTGCCCATTTGAAAAAGAAGTCCCACGCCTTACCCATGCCAGTTTTGATACCATCCCTGATGGCTTGGCCAATCTCTATTGCTTTCCCTCCGGCTTGTCCAACAATGGTTTGGGCTTTGCTTGCATCCATTTTCCCGGAGAGGATCTTTGAGAGTTCGGGTACTCCATCCTTGATATCCTGAACGACCCTCTTTCCAGCCTCCACAGCTTTAGAGCCGATTTGGAAATTCAAGGCTAGGGTGGCAACATAGACCCCGGTAGTCGGTCCAGCAACGAATGAAGTAAGTAGTCCTGCAGCAACAGCTCCGGCCATATCCTCTGCAAGTTTTCTTATATCCCCTGATTCCTGGGCTTTTTTGACCGCCAGATATACGGACAACGTACCCAGAGCTGCACCGGAAACAAGCTTACCTGAAGGAGTAAACCCAAAACCCCCTTGAATGGATGAGAGGATCCCCTTTATTGCACCACCGGCAATCGATAAACTGATTGCTATGCCGATTCCTTTCTGAAGAACATCTGCCCCAACACCCCAAAAGTCTGACCAGTCTCCTGTTTGCATCCCCTTTTTGACTGCCTGGAATGTCTCCCCGATTGCTTGAACCGTCAAATCAATGGTCGTGTTGATTGCTTTGAGGATCCCGAACTCATCCAGGATCTCTATCAGCTTTGCTTTCGCCTCTTCGAACTTTTCCTTGATGATATCCGCGGTGATACCGATGACATCTCCGACAAACCCAAAGACCGCTCCTACTTTGGGGATCATATTCACAGACCAGGCAACGAACCTGACAAATGCTTTAACCATGCCATTGAATGGTCCACCTTCTTTGACCACATCAGTAATCCATCCGCCGAGATTCTCAAAAGCATCTTTGAGATCATCAAACGCATCAGAGTCCCTGAACCTCTGGATACCTCCGATGAGATCCTGGGTGATAGTCTTTGCGGCTGGCAACATGCTCTGCCCAATTTCGTCCATCGCCAGGGCAATATTGTCTTTATATGTTGAAACAAGACCACTGAAAGTCCCTGCCTGCTTTTCAAGCATCCCGGCAAACTGTCCTGTACCCATAGTCATCGCCTGCAGCGCTTGATCAACCTCACCGAACCCAACTCTTCCGGCTGTTATCATCTTGAACAGCTCATCTGTAGAGACCTCAAGATTATCAGAGAGTCCCTCGAGGATTGGGATACCCGCCTCAGTCATCATGTTTAGCTCTTCCAGGGAAGCTTTCCCCTTCGCCCGGATCTTACCGTATGCCCGGACAACCGATTCAAGTTTATCTGCCTGCCCCTGGCTGACATTCCCAAGCATTTCCATCTTCTCTTTGACATCGTCAGCAGCAATACCGAAGGCCATAAGGTTCTGAGCACCCTTTGTGATGGTCTCAAACTGGAGCGGGGTGGAAGCAGAGAAGTCTCGAAGTTCAGAAAGTACCGCCCTGGCTTTCTCGGCATTTCCAATGAGCACATTGAATGAGGTATCGATCTGCTCCATCTTGGCGGCTTCCTGAAGGGAGCTCTTAGCAAGCTTCACAGTACTCACCACACTCGCAACGGCCGCCGCACTGGCAGCAACCACCCCGGCTTTTATTGACTTGCTTATCCGCTGAGAGGTTTGGCCAAGCTCTGTGAGAGACCTTCCCGCCTGTTGTGCCTCTTTTGACACAAACTCTTTGCCGTCAATTATTACTGAGACCTTGTTCTGTGCCATTTATCCTCTAACTCCCTGTTCTTCAATTCGTTCCACTTCCCCCTGATCACATCATAGATATCCATATCCTTTGCCGGCTGCAGGGCAAGCCCTCCAGGATATTTATACCGGGCGTAAGTCCCATGAGAATCCATCAGTCGGATGCAGTCTTGTACCCATGGGCCCCAGACCTCTACGATTTCGGCTGGCTCTCTTCCGTCGGGGAGGGTGTCTCCCCATTCAAAGGTTGTTCCGTGGTAGATCCATTCGGTTGCATCTTTGATTTCTTGGTGCTCTTCTTGGCTAAAGGGCGGTTGTATTCCTCCACAACCTTCAGGATCTCTTCTGCAATTTCTGGGTAATCAAGAATGTCCTGTGCAAACGATGAGACATCCTGTGTCTCTGGACCATCACAGAAGTTGTGAGCGTGGATCCCCTCATTCAACCGAACCTTGATATAACTGGCAGATGGTACGTACTGACTGTCCATCATAGCAGCCAGCTCTTCATCGGTAAGCGTATCCATGACCTCACTCATGATCTGAGCCTCATCTTTTCCATCTGAATCAATGTCGAGCTTTTTAATCATGCTCGCCAGAGCCTTCTTATCGATGCTCTGCTGCAGTTTGCGCTGCTCCTCGTTGATTGCATCCTTACCGGATACGCTATACTTCTTTGGTTTGATCCAATAGCCGGGAAAAGTCTTCAGTTCAACCTTATCCCCGACAATCGTTCTCTGTGCTGCTTCTTTCCATCCCATCTGTGACCTCCTAGTAGGCTGCTGCGTCCCTGGTTACCATGAAGATGGTGACCATAGCGTCATAGCTGTTTTGATCGATTGCCTCGAACGAGAGTGACTGCTCAATTGCAACCCCGCCTTCAGCCTTGCTTTCTTCGGTATAGAGTACCGCCGGCATATCAACGAATGCGATTTCCTTTTCTCCGCCCTCGAAAAACAACTGAAGGGACCCAATGTTGTTTGATGCTACTTTTGCCCGTTCAGTTTCTGTGATCGCGGAAGCCCTGAGGGTCACGCTTCCCGTCGCAGCAAACATGCCCCGGGCGTGAGATTGCTTATACAGTGATCCCTGGCCATAGCCTTCATCTCCATCATGATTGTTGCTGACCTCCGCACTCACATTCTTGGTGTATACGTGCTCAATTCCTGAGACGATGGTTTTACCATTTGCAAACTTCATGGGGCTGACTTTCTCAAGTTCCACGGTTGATGGGGACTGTCCGCCTTCACCCTCAGTGAAGATTCCATTGAAGGTCACTGAAGCACGACCTTTGAGATCTGCTGAGATTGAGAAACTGTCAAAGACTCCACCTTTACCCAGGTCATTGGAACCCGATCCGTCAAACTGCATGGAGTAGGTTGGCAGCTCCAGGTTTGAGAGCACAGAAGCAAACTTGTGCAGATACTTTCCGCTGCCCGTTTCCCCGAAGAAAATGACTGCGTAGCGTCCTTTTGCCTGGGTGGCAGCAATCTCAATTGGGGTGCTCACATCAAGCTCATCATCCCCGAAGAGTTTTTCTGCAGAGTAATCTCCGAGCCCATTAAGCTGTGTGATCAGATCTCCGAGGATCCCAGATAGCGTAAGTGCTCCTGATGTCCCAAAGGTGGAGTCTGCAGCTTCAGCTCCAAGCTCACCAGTTTTTGACTGAATTTCGGATCCAGCAACACTGATTTTCGCTGATTTCTCTGATCCGGTGTATTTAAGCAGGATAGCACCACCAACCTCTTGAGGTGCTGCCACATCTCCACCGAGAGCGCCGGCAAGCCCCATACCTACGGCTCCGCAGGCTTGCAGATAGCATGGAATCTCTGCGTTCACATCGATTGAATCAACAAACATGCCAGCCTTTGCATTCCGTCCGGTGATAACCTCACTATCGGATTTGCTTGGTTGTCTTTGCAGCAGTGAAAGCCCCGTTATGGGAAACCGTTTAGTCCGGGCAACTGCGTCTCCCAGGGTGCTCTCGGGTCCGCCGATCGTTACGGCTGTAAATTGTCTTTTGTACATTTCGTTACCCCCTGTACATCTCCCTCACAACGTTTATCGCTAAGAGGGCATATTTCTCATTCCCGGTTCCTCCGGGAAAGTACTCGATATTTTCAACGCTTGCATGAACAACTTGTCCATTCAGCGTGTCATAGTCCCAAATACATGAGGCAAAAGCATCGGCATAACGCATACATCGCCGGCTTACAACCTCACTTTCATACCCATCGACCACGATGAGCACATCGATGTGATAAGTCCCGCTGATGACGCCGTATCCCTCATCATCCGGTGTGATACTTGCCGGATCTATAAGGACAAAGGGCTTTGATCTTCCGCGCCTGGCATAATCCTGACCAATCTCAATCGATGTGAAGGAGGGGAGGTCCTGCCCGGTATCCTGGCGGATGTTTTCCAGATACCCTTCGATGTTGGCGGTAAAGAAATCTTTCAGGATATCAAGGGTCTGTTCTGTCCATCTCATCGGCTAGAGCTCCTTTTCCCTGATTACTCGATCGATTTCTCTATCCATTGCATCGGTAAGTTCCCCTGAATTCACAAATCGCCGGATGCTTGGGTAGAAGAATGGTCTTGGAGCAATATCCACATACTTGGCAAAGATCAGCTGTCCATTAGCAGCAGTGAATCTGAGCACAGAAGCATCCTTCGGTGTGATATGGGCTCCGTTGTATTCATAGATCGAAGCCAGATTCGGAGCTTTCAACCTGTAGTATGCCCGTCTGATCTGGCGGTATTGGATTCCCTTTTCAAACTTGCCAGTTCTCCTGCTGAACTGAGAGCGAAACCCCTTCTGGGCCTCCTTCTTTGCTGCATAGGAGACACCTTCCAGGACTCTATCGAGCATCTGAGGACTGTCTTTCGCCAGATCCTCAAGCTTACCGGCAACATCTTGAGCAAAGAGAACCCTTATCCCGTTTGATCTGCCGCCTCGTATATTTGACCGTGCCATTAGACCCTCACACTCTTGTAGCTTTCAAATACCCGCTGCACAGACAGGGGAAGGACTAATTCATATCCTACATTCACACCGTCCGGGGTCGTCTGGTTCTTGATCCCCATGGCTCCATCATTCAATCGTTTTAGATTCCAGGAGATCGCCTCGATGCAGGCAAGTTTCACATCATCAGGAGCCGTGGTCTCCGACCATCCGCCGGTGTAAGTAACTTCAATGTTTCGCTCTCCCTGGGGAAAAGTTGCCTCAGTGCGATATAAAATTCCCTGGCGTTTATCTACACTGAAATCGGAAATCTCCTCATCTCCGATTTTCACCAATACAACAGTTTCTACCGGCCAATACGGTAGGATGAGATCCGAACCACCATATCCTGACAGATAGACTGTCCGCTCCTTACTTTCCAGTTCTCTTCTGGTAATCGTCTCAGCTTTACTGGTAATCCACCCGATTAGGGTTTCCACTCTAGTTTGTTGTGAATCTGGAAGTGACAGGAAGTCCTTCACAAACGTCCAGCTTACGAGCATCTAGCGTACCTCTTTATCCTGATCTGCCGTGGCGGTCTCCTGCGTTTTCTTGTTTCTCTTGAGGATCTCTACATACCCGACTTTCTCCAGTCGTTTTGCTACATCCTCATTCAGCATGGTTTTATCTCCCTCAACAAATGACCCATGCAACCCTGAATGCCCAACTAAAACCTTAATTTCTACTTGTTTCATATCGTCTCCTCATCCCCGGGGCATAATGCCCCGGGGTACTACATTGTTATTACTTTTTGTCCTACACGCCTGAGCCCATAGTCAGTTTCTTGATTGCCTCAGGGAGCATTACTGCTCCATCAAGACGCTCGAATACTCTGAAACCTACCTGCCCCTTGTCAGCATAGCGCTCATTGAGTCTCTGAATGGAACGGGTTCCACGTTCAGCAATGGTGTAGTAGGAGAGGTCCCCGAAGATGATCGGAGTAGCATCTGCTGCAATATCCGGCATTCCTTCACTCTCCTCAACCGGATGCCCGAGCAGGCTGTCCGGCTGTCCTGCAGCTAGAGCCGGCTGCCACAGGTACTCACCTGTTGAGCCGTTTTTCAGCTTACGGATTGCCTTCGCTGTATTGCCGTTCAGCAGCACGATACCTTTTCTGCGATACTGCTTTTTCAGGGAGTAGATGAAGTCAATCAACTCATCTGCAACAAGCGCATCTGCGGCTGCGGCGACCTTTCCGGCAGATCCTCCGGCAATCAGTCCACCAATCTCTCCAGTACCAGTTCCCTGGCAGAACTTCGCTTCCATGGCAGCTCCTGCGAGATCTGCGTAGTTCTTGGAAAGTTCGGCAAACAGATCAAAGCCGGTATCGGCGAGAAGCTCCTCCGAGAGCTTCACCAGGTAGGTGAGCTTATATGCCCCGAGCGCTTCCTTTGCATACGAGGGAGTGCTCTCGGTATAGTCACTAGCCTCACCGGTCCAGTAAACCACTCCACGATCATTAGCGATGGGGATTTCCCGGTCATGCTGAAGCTGGATCACCCGTGCATGATTTCTCACTGCCGATACGTCCGGTAGAGAACGCATGATGGCATTCGCAAGCTCTGTTGGCACCAGGTAGCCGCCATTGCCGGCAGATCCAATGCTCATAGCACGGAACTCGTCCTGTCCAATATTCATACCTTGTCTGAGATAACTCAGATATGCAGAACGGTACTCTTCGGTCGAAAGAGCCTGCTGTGATCTGTTCTCTGGGGTAACAACCTCCGGTCGAATCCCTGAGTCATCACGTTTTTCCAGATTTCTCTCAGCCTGTTCAACCTGGCGTACTCGCTTGATATCTTCATTGAGATCATCAACGTCTGCCATGATTGCGTCATACTTGCTGCGCTCTTCTGCACTCATGTTCCTCTTTTCTGCATCAGCAGTATCAAGGACTTCACGCGCTTGCTTGATGAGTGCCGCGCGTTTATCTAACAGTTCCTGTAGCTTCATTTCTACACCTCTTCTTTCAATCGTATTTGCTCTCGCAGGATCTCAGTTGGTGTCTGTGTAAGCTCCTCCGCCGAGGATCCCTCATCTGGCGCCCCAGAATCAGGCTTGTTACGACAGATCACTTCTTTAGATCGTGCGTAAACTTCTGTGGTTGGATATGCTGGCTCTGTGACTGGTGAGAAATCAAGAATGTCCTCAAACTTCTTGATCGTTCTGACCTCAAGTACAGACCCGTCCTCGTTTTTCTCCGTGTCCCAGGATTCACCCTCCTGGGTAACGCGAAAAGCAAAGGACATCTGATCAACCAGTTTGTTCTTGATCGCTTCATGTCCTTCACGTCCCCATACAGAACCGCTGACCTCTGCTCTCATCCATACGCCGTGTTCATCCTCTCCAGCCTCCAGGGTGCCATTCTTGAATGACGCCATAGGCTTTGCAGTGTCGTGGTTCCAGAACACTTGGGTATTCTTCTTCTCCAGGGCTTCAGTTGCAGCACCCGGTTCAATAACCTCAACCAATCCTGGAAACAAAACGGTCCTCTGTCCGTAGACGATCGGATATCCGGTAATCTCAAGTTTGTGTTCTTCGCCTTCCTGAACTTCCCGGATCTCAATATCCTGGATTGGTCTGTATCTTCTTTCCATCTTCTCCATGTCTTATGCCTCCGAGACAATGTCACAGTCGCACCCGTCATGGTAGGGTGGGTGTGATCTGTTTGATGTTGGTATAAGAGGGTATTGGGCTCCCTCCGGTTTGAATTCTTCTCCCTTTTTCACAAACGGCTGCATTACATCCACAACCGTTCCATCGATTGCATTGCAGTAAGGACAGCTATCCCCGTGAGCAACTGACCTGATCTTCGAGATTCCCATGGATGCATAGGCTGAAAGCGCGAAGTAATTCCGCATCCTGGTTGTCTCCAATTTTTCAATACTCTGGGGTTTGTCTGCTGGCCAGCTCTCAGTTCTGGAGTCTATGACTGCGTGGTAATCTTCATCGGCATCAATTGCATCCTTGATAGCTGTGACCAGCTGACCTCGATCCTGGGAAATAAAGCGTTTGGCAAATGCGGTTATGTACTCATCAATCCTTTGAGCAAAATCATCCCCTGGGGCTGTATCCTTTCCAAGTTCCTCTGCAAAGATGGGATAGAGATCCTCACTCGCTCGCCGGTAGATCAGAGCGAAAGTCTCTGCAACAAAGGATTCCAGGGAACCGAATTCTGTGATGATATATTCCTTGGCTGCTTGTGCATCCTTATGTTCAAGCTCTTCTTTGAGCCAGCGCAGTTCCTCTTCTACAACTTTCTCGGTAGCAGCTCTTAATTCTCCACGATAACGATCAGCTGTATAACGTCGATCGGCAATCGATCTGCTTTCACGTGATCTCCGGTTTACTCGGGTTTCTTTGATCGCAGGGGTGCTACGTTGAGGATCTTTTTCCACTGGGGGATTTCCCCCAGTCAGGTAGTTCGCTTTGTTTGTCATGTTCAAGGGAGCAAGGAAGATCTGACCCATGTTATCTGGCTGCGGATTCATATCTTCCAGGGCTCTCACCTCATCAGCATTGAGCCATCCGTTCTCAACACCAATCTTATAAGCTTCGTACCGGCTCTTGATATCGCCACGAAGTAGACCTTCCAGGGAGAATTTCACATACTCCCCGGGTTGCAGCAGCTTCATGTTCAGCTCTTGTTCAAGTCGAACTGCGCGAGGTCTCCAGGTATAGATCACTGCCTCAATGGACTGCTGCTCGATATTTGAAAAGGTAGCCTTCTCCATATCCCCGACCATATGAGGTTGCATACCAAACCAGCGTGCAATCTCGGTGACCTGGAATTTTCGTGTCTCAAGAAATTGAGCATCCTCATTAGTCAGCCCGATTTTCTGATAGTCCATGCCTTCTTCCAAAATGATCAAACCATGAGATCTCTCCAGTCCTCGGTACTTCTGGTTCATTTCTTTGCGGAGTCTCTCATAGGCTTCATCACTTAAGCCCTTCTGATGCTTGAGAAACCCTCCCATATTCGTCCCCTGTCCAAAAAACCGGGCACCATACTCCTGGGCAGATAAGCCAAGACCTATGGACTCCCGGGCAAGGGTGATTATTGAATAACTGTCAATCCCAGTGCTACCGAACCCCCGGAAATGGAGAATTTTCTCAGCTGGGAAGGGGTAGTTCGTAGGGATATACACATACACCAGTTTCCCTGTTTTACTGCGTTCAACACGGATCTTGTCAGGATGGATCGGCCATAGTTCAACAGGACGACCTCGACCATCTTTCACAATTTCTGCAAACGCCCTACCACGTAGCTCTAGATGCCCCTGGATGACTTCACGGAAGACATTTGCAGGCATTTCGGGGTTCGGGGAGAGTCCAAGAAGTCTTGCCACCGGATGATCGATCTCCTCACGTCCAATGGCGTTTTTTCTGTAGACGTGTACCGGTAGGGTAGAAAGTGTTTCAGAGGAACGGCGAACACAGGCAAACACGGTTGAAAGATTCAAGGCTGTCTCATGGGTCACGTAGGCACCAGAGTGACTTTTAGTCGGCAGGATGTTTTCCCAGGCTCCAGGATCTTTCAATGTGATGTTTTCGCTTGTTCGGCTTCGTAGTGTTGCCTTGATCTTACCGAGAATGCTCATACAGCTCTCACTCCTCGTCTCTCATAGACCGATCCGTTCACACTTCCGTGCACGGCTCGATCCAGGGACATGATGGTAGTGATAACTCCATCAATACGTTTTCCGGTTCGCTTCCTGTCCGGCTTGACCGGTTTAATGTTTCCCGCGGGGTCGGTCTTGACTTCAACGCAACTAGCCATCCAGGTCATGACCGGGTTGTCCCCATGGTTGAGCTCTTTTGCCAGTACGCGTTTTTCAAAGTCTTTTGACGGGGCGCTCATAGATCCGAAACCCTGACGGAACTGCACCATGGTCATGCCTCGATCTTCAAGATTCTGGGTGATCTGATTTGCATTCCACGGATCATAGGCAATTTCCTGAATGCGAAATGAGTCTGCATCTGACTTGATTTGTTCCTCAATGAAGTTGTAATCAATTACGTTTCCTGGAGTGGCTATTACAAACCCACGATCTCTCCAGAGCGTGTAGGGGACCTTATCTTTACGCTGTCTCTCCATGATGTTTTCTTCGGGGATGAAAAAGCGGTAGAGGAACGTGTACCTGGGATCAAGATCGGTCGGTGGGAAACAGAGCGACCATGCTGTGATATCGAGATTGTTTGATAAGTCCAAAGCCCCGTAGCATATGCGTCCTCGGAGAGCTGATTCATTGACTCGACCCCCGCAGGCTTTCCAGGCTTCATCACCGATCCATGCAGTAGTAGCCTGAGTCCACATATTCATATTCTTTGTTTTCACTGAGTTCTGTTTCTGCGGGGTAGCAAGTGCTTTTCTGACCTGTGATTCCAGGTGTTCTGGGTAGATTGAGACTCCGAGATTCGGGTTTGCCTTAATCCAGACCTTGGAGTCCGTCCAGTCATCACCCTCATCGAGGGTGTAGATGATCCCGAACACATCCTCCGGGATTGGATCGAGTGTCCTGGTAAGAATACCTTCAATGAGGGTACGCTCTTCCTGGAAGCACGGAGCATTCTTATCAAATCCGGCAGTAGTGATAATGTAGATAAGCGGCTGCTCACGGGAACCCATACCATCTTCAAGAACGTTGAGTTGGTCAGAGCTTCTGTAGGCATGATACTCATCAACCAGGGTAAAATGTGGATTCTTTCCATCTTCGGTATCTGAGTCTTTCCCCAGCGGTCGCAGCTGCGATTGGGTCCCGGGAATGGTTATCGTTGAATTCTGTTTGAATGTCCTGCATTTCTGGTGCAGGAATGGGTGTCTGCGGATTTGGGCCTCGGCCTCACTCCAGGCGATCTTTGCCTGGTCTTTTTTGGTGGCAATACAATAAACCTCTGCCCCCTTTTCTCCGTCCATGAGGAAACAGTAGTTGGCCGAGGTCGCAGCCCATGTGGTTTTTCCGTTCTTACGGGCAACCTCAATGTAAGCTTTGGTAAATCTCCTGGTATGGGTGTCAGATCGTTTCCATCCGAAAACACACCAGTCAACAAACTGCTGCCATGGCTCCAGGGTGATATTCAGTCGCTCTTTGGCCCATTTACCCTTGGTGTGTTTGAGCTGCTGTGAAAAACGAATCTTTCGCTCTGCAGCTTTCGGGTCGAAGTAGTAGGGGAACTCTCGGGAATTCTGACGCTCCAGATCGCGCACGTGCCTCTGAACTGCAAGCTTCACAAAGCGGCAAACGGTGATCCGGTCGTTCAGCACATCATCAATGTAGTTCTGCGCGGTGAAATCAACCATTGACTTCCTCCCACATTTTCTCCATCTCTGATTTTTCCTCACGCTTACGATCTGACAGGTCAATGCGATTTCTGGCGGCAGGAGTCATGCCGAGCTGGATCGCGTACTTCAAGAACTGTTCCTTGGCCTTGTGCATGGTGGTCAGTTCAAATCCGGTCTGGGAGTTGTGTTCAGCGAGATACTCTGACAATTTCCGTTTTCTCTTTTTTACCTTGAAAGTAATTCCTCCACATTCCTGGCAAACAGAACTCTCATTATCTGCAGCTCCGCAGGAATCGCACCTGCGTTCAGTTGTGTGATAAACAGCATCGTGGCTCTCTCGGTAGATGTTGTACGATTCGCAGCAGATCTCCAGGGTTTGCCAATCGACCTCAGTCATCACACCAGAAAGAACCAACTCCTCAGCAAGCTCCTTCCAGAGTCGCTTGCCGAAGGTCCCGATATGGCTGGGAGCTGATCGGACAGCAGCCGAACGCTCCGGCTCGGGCTCTTGCCCGACCTCGCGGTCAGCTCTGTAGGTTCCCTGGTTGATCTTTACTATCTTCGGTTTTCGCGGCCTACCTGCCATAACCCCTTATCTCCATTTTGACGCCATATAACAAAACCTCTGGCTGCGGTATACATCGCACAGCCTCCAGGGATTTCAATACCCCCTCCCCATACTGCCGGAGAACCTTCCCTTGTGATCTCTCTTGGTGTCTTCTCTAGCTGTCTTACTGTTGTGGTCCTCAATCAATCTGGGTACGAGATCATACTTCGAATGGTCCGGCTCAATCTCCGGGTGGTTTCTGCGGAGACACTGTACCAGTGTTCCGCAGGAGGGTGTACCAGATTCCGCAGTATGTTAAGCATAGGCAGTTAAGCATCACTACCGAACACATTCAGTAATGATGCTTTCTGTTTAACTCCTACGGTTTTTCAGGGAATGTCTTACGAAGATCCGGTCCTTTCAAATGAAGGACATAGCTTTTACTCATAGATCTTCCAAGAACTGATTCTCCAAGAGCTTGGATGGAGACTGCCATCGGCCAACCATCCGGTTCAATTTGAGTACAGAAAATTGTACTGGTCTCACGATAACGCAGTTCCATCAGTTCAAGTAAGATTTGAGAGACTCCCTGTTTTTTAGCACCCAGAAGCCATTCATCAATGATGAGAACAGGGATTCTGCTGTAAAACCTCAACCGTTTCTCATACTTTTTTGGTTCATTGAGTTCTAGCTGAACAAGTTCGCGCATCAGCTGAGAAAAACGAATGTAGCGAGTACGATAGCCCAATTGGCAGGCACATACACCAAGAGCTTTCCCCAGGAAGCTCTTGCCGGTTCCCGAAGCACCGTAAATGCAAACATTCTTGTTGTTTTCAATGAACCCTCCAGTCTCAAGCCGATCTAGAAGGTCATGATCAATATTACGCTCTGGGAAATAGGCTATCTGATCAAGATGAGCATGGGTATGAAGCAAATGAGCCCGTCGCAGAAGTGAATGAATCCGATGATTTGTTCGAGATTCAATCTCAACTGTCATGGCATCTTCAAGAAGCTGAAGCAT